AAAAGAAATAAGTAGTTGAATATGAGAGAGTTAAGATTTGTCCTATAATTAATAGTATGTTAATTAGACAAAATGACAGGGGTAGCTGACAAAAAAGCACTCCCCTACTCTCCGAAAAAAAACAATAAAAATGGAGAAAATAAACCTAATAAATAAAATCAGAAAACAAGCGATAAGAATCTTCGATAAAGATGTAGTAAAAATACACTACGCGAATGAAAGATTAATGAAACATAAAAGTACAGAACTATTAAACCTATTAGTATGGTTTAATAAAGAAATAGATATAATAAAAAATGTGGAAAACCGAGAGTATATGGGTAGATAGAGAAAGTGGAGAAATAATAACAAGAAAAAAAGTAATAAATAAAGAATACACTAAAATAAAAACAAACATAAACTATGGAAGAAACAAAAGTAAAACAATTACATACGAATGTAAATGGAACGGACAAGAAAAACTCTGGTAAAGAAGAACTAGTAAAGAGAGAAAAAATAAAAGATAGCCCATTTGAAATAATAACGCAGCAAGGAAAAAGCTTTGGAATAATGGGAGACTATAGAGTGACGGAACAATATGAAAAAAAATCAGAAGTAAAAAAGGAGTTAAGTAAAATAACATGGAATAGAATAGTACAAGTGATAATGATACTAGAAGAGGTAAAAGATAAACTAAAACAAAAAACAAAATGAAAACAACAATAGGAGGAGACAGATTAGGGTCTGGAGGAAAACAAGAAGTAGCCATGAAAAATTACGAAAGGTCAACACATGACCTGGGATATATATGGCGTAGTAGTATGGCAAGTGGAACATTAGTACCATTTATGGCAGAACTAGGATTGCCAGGCGATTCATGGGATATAAATTTAGAATGTGATGTAAAAACACTGCCAACAGTTGGACCACTGTTTGGAAGTTATAAAGTACAATTAGATGTATTTAGCTGTCCAGTAAGATTATACCAGGGAAAATTACACATGAATATGTTAAATATAGGAATGGATATGAGTGAAGTATTATTACCACAAATAGAAATGGAAACCTTTGCAAAAGATAGAGAAGCGTTAGAGGATGGAGATAATACACAAATAAATTCGAGTGCGATATATAGTTACTTAAATATGAGAGGTGTAGGGGTAGCAGATAGTAAAGAACACGAAAGCTATTTAAAAAGAGACTTTAACGCCATAAGCTATTTATCACTATGGGATATATACAAAAACTATTATGCAAATAAACAAGAGGAAGAAGGTGTAGTAATACATGCAGGAGACTTAGAAAATGATTATACGGTAGTAAATGCGCAATGGTTAGTAAATGGAATAGATAATGATTATGCATATAATATATTAGACTTAGGACCACAAACGACAATAATGTCACCACAGGGTACAACGACGCCAATGTTACCAATAGTAACGGCAGAATTTTTACTAAAATGGCAAAATACAGGGCAAGAATATGGAGAGCCACTAATGGATGAATATTTAATAAATTTCGATGGGAATTATGTAAAATTAAATACGTTATTTAATGTTATAGAAGTAACAAGCAGACCAGTAGCAGCAGGGTCAACAGACATAGTTTGGGATGTAGTATGTAAGGTTTATAGAGGATTGTACGGAGCAAGAGATATTGAAGTGGCAAACTCATCGACATTAGTACCAAACAAAGCAGGACAGACACAATTACCACCAAGATTGGTAAGATTTCCGTTAAAAAATATAGACGATATGAGAATGGATATATTAAAAGCGGTAGATTCAACGACAGCGGTAAAAATAAATAGGTTTACATATGCACCATATGGTTTGGGATTAGGAGTAAATCCAGAAAATACAGTATGGTATAAAGAAGCTTCACAAGAAGGACTACCAATAAAAACATATCAAAGTGACTTGTTTAATAATTGGATAAGTACAGAATGGATAGACGGAAGTAATGGAATAAATGAAATAACATCAGTAGATACAAGCGCAGGAAGTTTTACAATAGATAGTGTAAACTTGGCTAATAAAGTATATACAATGTTAAACAGGATAGCGATATCAGGAGGTACATACGATGACTGGTTAGATGCAGTTTATACACATGAACGCGCAAGAGGACAAGAAAACCCAGTATATCAAGGAAGTTTAATAAAAGAGCTGTCATTCGAAGAAGTAGTAAGTAATGCAGATAGCGAAGCAAATGGTGAAACTCAACCATTGGGAACATTAGCAGGTAGAGGAAGATTGACACAAAAAGCAAAAGGTGGTAAAATAAGAGTAAAATGCGATGAACCATCTTATATAATGGGAATAGTAAGTTTAACGCCTAGAATTGACTACAGTCAAGGAAATAAATGGGATACTAACCTAAAAAGTCTAAATGATTTTCATAAGCCAGAACTAGGAGCAATAGGGTTTCAAGATTTAGTAACAGACCAAATGGCATGGTTTAATACAGAAATTGACCAAAGTGGAGGAATAGACTATAAAAGCGCAGGAAAACAACCAGCTTGGATTAATTACATGACAAATGTAAACCAGACTAGGGGAAGTTTTGCAGAAGAGGATAATAGTATGTTTATGACACTAAATAGAAGATATGAGCAGGGATTTAGCGGAATAGAAGATTTAACAACATATGTTGATCCTAGTAAGTATAATAACATATTTGCACAAACAAGCATAGATAGTCAAAATTTTGGGGTACAAATAGGACTAGAGGTAAAAGCAATAAGAAAAATGAGTGCTAAATTAATTCCAAATTTATAAGAAAGATGTATAAATATAGAAAAAGCAAAAAAACAACATTGCAAGGTGTTGAGAAATTGAGTGGGGAACCAATCGAACACAAAGTGGAAAGAATAGTGAGTAATAAGGAGCCTATAACAGATGGAGCGCCTGAAATATATACGGAACGGAAAGAAGGTGTGTTAAGTGCGTATAATATACGCACGGATAGGTGGGAAATAGCGGCGGAAGCTATGGATAAAGTGGCTGGAAGTATCCAGGCAAAAAGAGACAACAAAGGAAAATCGAAAGAGGATACTAAAGTTGTAGATATGAAAGGAGAAGAAGTCAGCGCAGCTGAGTCAATAGAAGCCAAAGCAAAATAAGTAAACGAGGGTTAGAAATAGCCCTCTTTATTTAGGAAGGTGGTACGCATCTATTCTAATATATCAAGAAGAAAATAAGCTTTTAAAAAAGCACGAAAAT